TCATAAAATTCGGACGCATCTTCAATGTCATGCGGCTGGTATTTTGGCTTTTCTGTATAAATATATGGATCCATCGATGCCCTTTATGGATTGAAATTGTCTAACTTGGTGCGGGTGGGGAGAATCGAACTCCCATCTCAAGTTTGGAAAACTTGCATACTAACCGCTGTACTACACCCGCAAGCTTTTACTATTGTAGCAGAAAGATGCTATAATGTGAATACGCCCTGATAGCTCAGTTGGATAGAGCAGAGGACTTCTAAGCCTAAGGTCGTAGGTTCGAATCCTACTCGGGGCGCCACAATTTGGGTTTTAACCACAGCAAATCGCTGTGGTTTTTTAATTTCCACGAGGTTATCAATCGGCTGTCTGATAATCTCGTGCAGAATTAACAAACTGTACTATTACGATTACGTAAGCGACACCGTAAAGAGCGTACGACGAAAATTATACAAGCGTGACAGATTGCTCGAAGGTTCAGGCGTAACACGTGTAGAAGTTAGTATTTTAACAATTTGGTCTAGTGGGTAGCGTCGAGCGGTTTGTATGACCGCTAGCACATTTTCTAATTCAGCTGGCGTTCGAGGGGTTAAGTTCACAACTTTGTAGTTCTTGTTTATTTTCGAACGCTCAGCGCTGCTCACTACAGGTCTCCCACACCTGCGCTGAAAAGTGGGCAGTATAAAGCAAAAACCGCTCAAAAGAGCGGCTACAAAGCCATTATATCAAATGGCAGATTGAGAGTAAATATGAAAATTAACGTAAAGCAAATTAGAGCAAGTTATCGCTTTGATTTCTTTGATAACGAGTGGTATTGCAACCACGATAACCTAGAAGTAATTCAGCCTTGCTGTTCAGGTAAAGAAGCTGAGTGGTGTGGCTGTCAGGGCGAACCTGAGTTTTATTGTCCAAATCCAGATTGTGACGGAATTGAGGACGAAGTTGTAAACATCTGCGCTAGAGAGGAGTTAGTACAATGTCTAGCTTAAAAGAAAATAAAGAAAATAAAAAACAAAATAAGGAGAAAACAATGAAAAAACTTAATATTGAAACTATCAAAACTATCATCATCACGATTTTAATTACAGCAATTATCGCTTTTATCGGCGGTATGCAATATCAAAAGAATCAGACTGAACAAGTCAAAACTGAAGCTGCGACAATCGTTAAGAATGTCAAGGTTGAAGTGTCAAAACAGTAGCGACGGAAAAGCGGCAACCGTCGCTACCGAAAACTGCCGCAAGGGTTGAAGCCTCGCCTGCACCTCAAAAAGCTGTGGAGAAAGCTGGTGTAGGCGGCTGCGACAGGTTTCAACCTTTACTTGAAAAATACAACTGGGACGTGCGAATTATGAAAGCTATTATGCAGGCTGAAAGTTCATGTAATGAAAACGCAACAGGCGATACAAGCCTGACATTTACACAAAATGGTCGAACATATGGCTATTCAGTTTCTCTGTTTCAGGTAAGAATCCTACCTGGTCGAGAAGCCTGCGATTCGCACAACCCAGAAGTAAACATCGACTGTGCTTATCACGTGTGGAAATCACAAGGGTACAAAGCCTGGTCAGTTTACACAAATGGTAGATATTTAAGATTTTTATAGAAAGGAGGCGTAGATGAGTGAATTATACAAAGCCTTACAAGAGTTTCGTAAAATAACACCACTTGTGAAAGCCTCAAAAGAAAACCCGTATTTCAAAAGTAAATACGCAGACTACAATGTTGTAGTCAGTGAAACACGAGAAGATTTAGAAAAATGCGGATTGATGGTTAAACAGACAATCAGTCATATCGATACTAAAACGGCTATTAGAACCAAGCTTATTCACCTTAAAAGTGGCGAGATGCTTGAAGATGTTGCACCAGTTGAAAGTGCGCCCAATAATCCACAAACACAAGGCTCAGGTATCACTTATATGAAGCGATATTCGTATATAGCAATGCTTGATTTACTTGTCGATACTGATGATGACGGCAACCTTGAACGCAAACTCAAAGAAAGAACCGATAAAGAGTCTGCCGATTTAGCTAACGCTGAAAAAGCCTTGCGAGCTTGTAAGACTTTAGGTGAATTAAAAGAGAAGTATATTGAGATTCTCAAAGCTAATCCAAAGCTATCACGTGAGCTTGTCGGCGTTAAAGACGAGGTAAAGGCAAAGCTAGGAGGTAATGAATGAAAATCCTAGATCTTGAACAACGAAGTCAAGAATGGTTGGATTTTCACGAAGGCAGGATTTCAGGCTCATCAGCAAAAGATTATTCATCAGTTCGGTATATACCAAAAGTCGAGCTGGTTGAGTTCGCTGAAAGTAAAGGCTATGAGTTTCCGAAAAATCTGACAATGGATAATATCCGAGCAATGCTTACAGAAGATGAATTGAATGAACTCTATGCGAATGTTCAAATAAACGATTCAATCTATAAGCTAATTGCTCAGAGAATAGCCAAGCCAATTAATTCGAATGACTATGCAGATAGAATACCAGAAGGCGCTACTTATTCGGCTATGCTAAGAGGTCAAATCCTAGAAGATGAGGCTAGAGAGTTAATCAGTGAAAAGCTCGGTAAGAAGATTATCCCTGGTCGAGTTTGGCAATCTGAAGTGAATGAGTATATGATCTGCTCGCCTGATGGTGAGATCGTCGATGAGACAGGCGACGTTTTGGAGGCAGTTGAGATCAAATGCTTGGATAGTTGGAAAGTAGTCAAAGCCTACTATGAAAAACGTCCACCGCTTGAGTATGAAGCTCAGATTATTCAGTACTTCTTAGTAAATGAAAATCTACAAAAACTCTACTTCTGTATTTATTCAGACGTATTCACAAATCCAGAACTAGGGTTACAGATTTTTGAGTTAAAGAGGGAAGATTATCAAGAAAAAATCGAACTAACTGGTAGGGTACAAAACGCTACTCTTGGATTAGTTGAAAGAGAAGTCCAAAAATTAATGTTCTAAAGAAAGGATAAGGGGTATGACGGACGAAGAATTGAAGAATATGAAATTAAGCGAGGAAGATTTGAAAGAATCGACATATTTTACTGAAGGTGTTCACGCCGTAACAATCACCGAAGCTACTTTTGAAAAAAATGCAAACGATAAAGTGTTTCTGAATGTGAAGGTTCAAGGCACAAACGGTGAACAAGGCGATGCACGATTATGGTTTACTGGTGCGGCGACGCCTTTTTCTGTTGATAAAATCCGCAAGATTTTTGTACATAATGCAAAAGATGATGAGCAGAAACAGAAGATTCGTGACTTTTTCAAATCTATGAAAAGTCTATATGAAATGTCTCAACTAATCCAGAAATTGCCAGGAAAGTCTTGTTGGTACACAATCCAAAAAACAGAAGAGACATATATAGATAATAACGGTGACGAGAAATATCGATATGAGCGAAATATCTGGGGATATGAGCCAAAGCTGAAGAGTAAATCTGAAAATATTACTGAAGACATTGACCTTAGCGAGCCTGTCGATTTGAGCGAAATACCTTTTTAGGAGGTCGAATGACAAGACGAAAAAAAGTCTATCTGCTCGAAACTGACAACGGGTTTACGATTCGGATTGTAGACCCAGACCTCAGTTTTATGAGGAAGTTTAAGTGGACGTTTATAGATAACAATTTAGTAATCTCACGAAGATTGAATCGGGGGGAAGAGAATGACTTCACAGAGATTAAGGGACGTAAACAACTGCACAACGTACATCGTAAAAAACGAAACGCTAAGCAGAAATTTTACGACAAGGAAAGAAGCTCGAGATTTTAGAAAGAAATCTGGCGGTACTATCCGTAAAATAACAACTTTAGACGGTTTCATCACCGAGGACAAATTAATATGGTAACCGTCAAAGATTTATTCAAAAAAGAGCGAGAGGCGTGGCTAGAAGAGGCTCGTACAACCGCTAAGAAACTATTAGAGGATAAATCGCTTATCACGATCGAGGACGTCTTAAAAGAGTGCCCTCGCCCTGAATACATACACAGGAACACAACTGGCAACATATTCAGATGTGATGATTTTAAGCCTGTTGGCTGGCGAAAAAGTGAACGACCGATTATGAATGGCAGATTCGTAAGAGTTTGGCGTTTAGGAGAATAGCGTGGCAAGTCGAAAACTAATTCAGAAAGCTGATAGGATTTTCTCAAAATATATAAGAATGAGAGATTCTGAAGATGGATTCTTTATTTGTTGCTCGTGCGGTCAGAGAAAGCCTTTTGAACAGGCTGACGCTGGACACTTCATAAACAGAAGATGGATGGCTCTCAGATACGACGAGCGAAACGTACATGCACAATGTAGATCGTGTAATCGATTCGATGAAGGGAATATGATTGGTTACACAAGATTCATGCTTAAAACTTACGGCGAAGATATCGTTGACTTATTAGAAAGTATGAAAAAGCCCTACAAATGGACAGACGGAGAGCTAGAAATCTTAATTAAAGACTTAAAAAACAAAGGACAATAAATGTTTATTTTAATTTGGATAATAATTGTCATGTTCTTGCTAATTTTCGTAGCAATCTCAGAGTACGAAATCGCTAAGCAAGACAAAGAATGGATGAAAGAGGAGAAGAAATGGAAAAAGAAGTAATACAACCTTATTACGAAGACGACTATCAATCGCTAGACGAAATGAGTACTATCGACTTACTAGAAATGAAGGAGGGTGCATTAAACGACCTGAACGAGAGTGAACGCACAATTCATCGCATAAATCAGATATTAGCTAGTCGTGCAATTTATGCCACGCAGTTGGAGCTATTTTAAGGAGAAGGAATTGATGTTCGTATTTATAACAATGAAACTATCGGAGCTCATATGGGGGTTCAAAATATCTGATGATACTACAGGCGGTGTATATGCGATATATGTCTTCAGTACTCTTGAACTTCTAGCAGAGTTGGTTATGATTACGTTTACTTTTCTATACTGTGTGTTTAAGAAAGGAGCGAAAAAAGCATGAAACGTTATAAACTTCTAAAAGATTTACCGACGTTCAAAG